AAAATGAAAAAATAATTGTAAAAAATGTCTGCGACCATTGACATCTCATACAAATGATATAAATACTATTGTATAACTAACAGAGAAGAAACATGCTTTCTACACATTCGAGCATATCAAGACAGGCGATAAACCTCCCAGGCGTATGGACTGATGGAGGCGGGCTACTTTGACATAGATACAAGATCAAATCTATCTCAAAGTAGCCCAGGATGAAAATCCTGGGTTTCATTATTTAATGGTTGACAAAACGTTAGAATCAGATTATACTAACAATATATGAAGAAACTAACACGCTCTTTGACAATTTAGAAAAGGAAACAGAAGAAATTCTGTTTTCACATGCCGGACGGGTGGTGGGCCAACTGTAAAAGTGAAACCCCAAGTAGCAACTCGCGTAAAAACGACTGGCAGCTGAAAACAGAGTTTTGCGGGGTAGACTGGAGGTGGTTCCAGCACGGTCTCATAAGCCGAAGACGTAGGTTCGATTCCTACCCACCGCAACCAAGTTTAGACTGTAGAATTAATCACCTCTTGTGAAGGTGTCCCTGATCCGTCATCGCCGGCAGGTCAAAGCTGCAAACAGCCCAGTCTAAAACAAATCGGGGGATTAGCTCAATTGGTTAGAGTTGCCCGCTATGAAATATCTTTTTGTATAAATAGACAAAAGGAGATTATAATGCTTTACACAATATACCAAATAACTAATGAGCTTAACGGAAAAATATACATAGGAAAGCATCAAACTACCAATCTCAATGATAGATATTATGGCTCTGGAAAGTTCATAAGGTCTGCCATGAAGAAATATGGTAAAGAGAACTTTACTAAAGAGATACTATTTGTCTTCGATACTGAAGAAGAAATGAATACAAAAGAGAAAGAGTTGATAACAGAAGAGTTTGTATCCAGAAAAGATACTTACAACGCCGGAATTGGCGGAGAAGGAGGACCTCATTTCAAAGGGAAAAAGCACGGCTCTTACATGAAAGAAATAAGTAGCTCTGTAGATCATCGTAAAAAAATAAGTGAAGGTCTTAAAGAACACTATAAAGATAACGCTGCTTGGAACAAAGGTCAAACAATATCATCAAATCAAAAAGATAAAATATCAAAAACAATGAGTGGAAGAAAACTTTCAGAAGAAACAAAAAATAAGATAAAAGAAGCGCGGGCAAGACAAACATTTTCAGAAGAAACAAAAAAGAAAATGACTGAAAGCGCAAGAAATAGAAAGAAATAATTTTAGTGGGCTTGTCGACTAATTGGTTAAGTCACAATCCTCATAAGATTGCTGATCGCGGTTCGAGTCCGTGCGGGCCTACCAAAATTATTTCTTGGTCTTATTATAATCGGTACTGCTGGGATAGGGCAGCTAAGTCGGCACGAGGAGGTGCTAGAGCCAAAAACATTGCTTCCGTAGCTCAGTGGATAGAGCAACCGCCTTCTAAGCGGTCGGTCGAGGGTTCGAATCCTTCCGGGAGCGCCATACTTTCTATTGAAAGGTTTCCTATGTTAACTCATATTCAAAATATGCAATGGGTTGGCGCTCTTAGTCTTGAAGACGCAGACGTACTAGCTCAGAAGTCAAAGACTGCTCTAAAGATATTAGAATTTGGCCCTGGTGGCTCGACAATGATATTTCTTCAGAGTATTGATTCTAACGCATCAGTTACTTGCGTTGAGACTCGACAGCAATGGATTGAAGAACTACAGAATAGATTAGATCTTATTGAACATAAGTCTAATAATTATGAGTTCTATCGGTATAAAGATTTCATGAATAAAGAAATTAGAGAAGAAAGCTTTGATCTCATATTTGTTGATGGTGAGAAAACATTTAGAGAAGACTTTGCGCGTAAGACATGGTATCTGTTAAAGAACGGCGGAGAGATGATGTTTCACGACACAAAGAGAATATCATATATTGATAGTATGATGAACGTAATTCGCAATAAACTTTTTCAAATCGAAAGCGTTCAATTTAATATTAAAGCATCAAACGGAGAGAATTCAAACATTTCTTCGATTAAGAAAACAGCTAGAATTGAACCACCAAACAACTTACAGAGTATCGAACAAGAAAGAGAACTGTGGACTTTTGGTGGTATCAGACAACATAACTATACGATAGACAAAGGTCTGTTTGTATATAGAAATACAGAAGCGCAAAAATAAAGGAAGCGTGGGCGAGAGGTTTATGCCTGCAGTCTTGAAAACTGCCGAACGGAAACGTTCCGTGAGTTCGAATCTCACCGCTTCCGCCATGATTTAGGATCGGTTCAGCAAACCAAAACGCTAAAATGTTATGATAGTCTTAGCGGACAAAACGATCCTGTTTAATTTGGGCTCTTAGCTCAGCTGGGAGAGCGCCTGCCTTGCAAGCAGGAGGTCAGGAGTTCGATCCTCCTAGGGTCCACCAATATAACGGAGAACATCTAATGGCTGCATTTCTTATCTTTATGGCAGTGGTTATAGTTGCAATTCTCTGGATTTCAGATGGACCAGGATCAAATCGCTGGTAATAGAATTGGCCTATTCGTATATGGGTATTACATTCGGCTGTCCACCGGATAAAGAGGGTTCAAGTCCCTCATAGGTCGCCATAATAATGCGGAATTAGCTCAGTGGTAGAGCCCCTCGTTTACACCGAGGTTGTCGGGAGTTCGACCCTCTCATTCCGCACCAACTACATGCCCATGTAGGCCAATTTGGTAGAGTCGGCGCGCTTAGAACGCGTATGTTGGGGGTTCGAGTCCCTCCATGGGCACCAAATAAATTATAAATAATCCTAATTACATATTAGGAGCTATATGTATGAAAAAGTTTAAGGACTACATGACAGAACAATTGGTTGTTGACAAACATGTCAAGCGGCTAGAAGTTTTGTCTAATTCACTATCACAATACAAACATCGTTGGAATGAAAACCCATCTAATCGTCTCTCTGGGTGGGTCGATGAGTATAATAAAATAAAAGATAATCATCGTGATTCTTTTCTAGCATTTTGTAAAAAACATGGGTATCATCCCAGTCATAACGCGTACGACATCCTTGCATAAATTGCTTTTGTCTTACCAAAATTTAGAATGTTTACAGCAATAAAACAAAACTATCGGTTCGATTCCGATACTCCCCACCATGGATACACTGCGACCACTCGTTATATCCACTAGAGTGCACGCTAGACGCTAAAGGATGAACTCAGTGTATCTTTGATGGGGAGTATGGCAAGGTGCCGCTAAGAGCGATCTTAGCTTTCCCCAAACATTCTGTTATATAGTATAGGAGAGCACGATGCGCGATAGAGCTTTTCGACGATTTCAAGAACTTAAGAAGAAGCAGTGGGTTCGAAAGTTTTTCTCAAAACATCGAGCTCGTGATCTAACCGATGCTGATGTTGGAGTCTATTCTCATACACCGCATCTGTGTTCCTGCTACTTATGTGGTAATCCACGCAAGTGGTGGGATCAAAAGACTCTTCAAGAAAAGAAGATGGAAGACTTTTATAAAGCAACTGATGAAGACTAATGGATCGTGGGCAGGACGGTAATGCAGCAGATTGCTAATCTGTAGAACGAGCAATCGTTCACTGGGTTCGACTCCCAGACGGTCCGCCAATACGGGTGGTAATCCTAGTTGGGACTAGGGCTCGCCTGGAAAGCGATGCGCAGGCGCAAGTCTGTCAGATTCGATTTCTGTGCCACCCGCCAAAAAAATAATGGTTGACATTCACATAGAATCAGTTTATATTGATAATGTAAGTAACGAAAGGAAACAACGTTATGCTTTACATTCGTGATATCATGGAGCTTCTTCAAGTTGATAAAGAAGTCGCGACTAAAGTGTTTGCTTGGATGGATCTTGACCTGAGCGAATGCACTAGGGAAGATTTCGATGCTGATGCACGTTATGTGTATGCCCAAATTAAAAATGGTACATACAAATAACTATTGACATTCATGTCGAATCAGTGTATTCTAATAATGTAAGGAACGAAAGGAAACCTTGATGAATATCGCTAGCTCCAAACTTGCTGAGATTGCCTACGGTATGTCCGAGATGGCTCGCACTCACAAGAACGACGTGATTGCAAACAACCTCGCTCGCGTTTCGGAAAAGGTCGCCGTCCAAGGTGCAAACTGGGCAGGTAAACCGCTCGATGAAACTGATATGATGTTGGTTCGTTACTACCTCGCTAACAAATAATAGTTGACATTTCTGTCGAATCAGTGTAGATTGAGAATATACAGAAGAGGAACTGATCATGTATACCTTCGATGAAACGATCGTCTCCGACCTCCACAAGGATGCTTACGGCTATCGCCCAGATGCATACTTCTGGGAAGAGTGGACTCAGTGCGGCGACGACACTCGTCAAGCCATGTGGGATAACCTGCTTGTAGAACTTGAGCAAGCGCGTGAGCGGGAAGCTCAAGAACAGATCGCTGCGATCAATGCTTTCGAGCTTGAGATTGCAAACGCTCTTGATGTTGGTGCTCGTTCGCGTGAAGACGCAGTTCGTTGGATCGTCCAAGGTTTGGAGCTTAGCGATATCGACATGATGTACGGTGGCAGCTACATCTGCTTCCTTAAGGGTCTGCCTTATCGCATGGCAGCAATGTTTGACAACGCAATCAACTTCTTTCGTGCTGAAGTTGTATAAATAGTTTTTTTAACGAGTGCTCTGTTTCCCGCTATATCCCGTAAATGAGGGTCGGCCACCCAAACTTTACTGAAACACGCAACGCGCTGGGGTATAGCGGAAAACAGAGATAGTTTCCTGATAGCTCAGTTGGTAGAGCATCCGCCTGTTAAGCGGCCGGTCCCAGGTTCGAGCCCTGGTCAGGGAGCCAAAATTTATGTCGGTGTAGCTCAATGGTAGAGCGGCGGTCTCCAAAACCGCGCGTAGAGGGTTCGATTCCTTCCACCTTCGCCAATATATCCGAGTATAGCTCAGTTTGGTAGAGCGCTTGCTTTGGGAGCAAGATGTCGTGGGTTCAAATCCTGCTACTCGGACCAAAATTTAGGATCGGTTCAGCAAACAAAAACGCTAAATCGTATTGGATGTCTTAGCGGACAAAACGATCCTGTTAAATATGGTCCTATAGCTCAGCTTGGTTAGAGCGCGAGTCTCTAAAACTCACGGCCGCGGGTTCAAATCCCGCTTGGACCACCACGAATCCGACGTTATGGGTAACCCGCAAGAGTAACCGAGACAACTTGTGAATTCCTATATTAACTAGCGCTGTATATGCTGGCAAAGCCGATAAAAACCTTCTCAGGTCGTGCATATGTTAGAGCCGGATAACTATATTAAGGAAAGTGTAAATAAATGTCGTATCTAAATCACAACCTACCAGATTGGCCTTGCTACATTCGCAATGAGTTTTTGTACAATCACACAAAAGGACATGGCGAAGTTTCCAAATGTAATGTTCACTCAGTCGCAAGCATGGAGAAAAGAACGCCATTATTTGAATGCTTTTTAGAAAATGGTGTAAACTGGACTCGTAGACCTCTGCACGCGCTTTGTTGGGATCCGGAAGCAGAAATAGAACCACTAAATCAAATCATGTATTGGGATTGTTTTTCCACGTACATTGACGTTCAACGTAGACATCGCTTGGCTGGGTTAAGCGCTGAACTAATTCGTCCTGATAATACAAAAGTACGTGGTGATTACATGTTCACTCTTGATTGGGGCTTTGAAAACAAAGCAATGGCCGATTTTAACTTTGCAGAAACACCTGAGCATAAGTGTGCTCATCTGTTCAAAGTAGAAACTGGAAATTACTACGCTTATCCAAATAATAGAATTATATGGTATGATAGCGCATTTACATCTAATCGTATCTCAGCCAATCCCGGGTATGAAATTGATATGACTTGTTATTCAGTAGAGAATAAGAGAACTTTTGAGACCTCTGACCATTACATTTACAACATTACAGAAAGTTAATAAAGGAGAAATACAAATGAAGAGATATCACTTGTAGATTACTAGACCGCCCTAAATTGGGGCATACATCATGAAGTAAAAATGAAACCCAATTTAGGAGAACTAACAATGTCTATAGAACTTAAAATTAAATCTAAACACCTTTCAGAAGAAGCTCGTATCATTCGTTTTGAAGAACGTAAGTTACTCAAACAGTATCAGTGGTCTCTAAACAAATACAGAGAAGCTGGACACAACGACATCTATCCACGTTGGCATGATAAAGCATTTAACGAATACAAATCTATCAGCCAACACCGCAAATGGGAAGTGCGTAACGAGAACCGTGCTACCTTCCTTGCTCGTGCTTATCTCACTGGCAAACCATATAAGTCTGTTGAGAATAAGTGCAATGATACATCTGTGCTTCGTACTCGCATCCTTCCTCGTGTTTGTGAGATGGTTAATAAGTATGGCCCAGTTGCTGATAAGCTGAGTAAGAAGTGGAACAGAGAGCGTATGCGTTATGAGTATGATGCAGAACCTTGGAAAGCTCACTGTGATAAAGTAAAGGCTTGGACTGAAAGTTGATATAAATACTATTTGGATGGATACTGCAACCAATCTGCGGGGTAACAACCGCTGCTTATGGTTAGATAGTATCGACGAGGTCCACAGACCATCCAGTTTTTAATTTGTGGATAGTAAGCGATAACGAAGCTAACCCATCGAAATGTAAGATGAAGGCCTGGCGTATTAGCCGGCGAAACATGACAGCTCGGAGAGACGAGCAAACTATGCGGATGTAACTCAGAGGTAGAGTGTCAGCCTTCCAAGCTGTTCGTCGTGGGTTCGATTCCCATCGTCCGCTCCAAGAATTTGCCCTTTTAGCTCAGTGGTAGAGCAATCGCCTTGTAAGCGATAGGTCGTCAGTTCAATTCTAGACATGGGGCACCATTTCCTAATTTGTATAAATATAGGTGTAGATCACGGGAGACCGCCAAGAATCCCTATCTACTCTAGAACAGATTAGGAGTTCCAGCATGAATATTTATAAACCATACACTTATGTGATTGGATGGTCATCTATTAAGAAATATTACTACGGTGTTAGATATGCTAAAAATTGTAATCCATCAGATTTATGGGTTTCGTATTTTACATCATCCAAACAAGTAGCATATTATCGTAAACAATTTGGTGAACCGGATATAATAGAGATAAGAAAAACATTTATAGATATTGATACAGCAAGACTGTGGGAACATAAAGTATTAAAAAAACTTAAAGTTATTGACAATGAAAAATGGTTAAATCAAACAAACAATATTTCATTTTCACATGATGTATCAGTTAGTGCTAGTAAAAAAGCTGCAACAATGAAAAAGGGCGTGCCTCATACTGATATTCATAAACAAAGAATATCTGAAGCCTTAAGTGGTAAAAAGAGAGATCCTAATATAGCTCTTAAAACTAAAATGACTAAAGAATTAAAACGAAAAGAAGATCCTAATTATACTGGTGGCCCGCCAAAAGGAAGAGTATTTTCTGAAGAACACAAAAAGAAATTACGTGAAGCTAAATTAAAACATAAAGGATAATAATATGGCTGTAGGAACTTATTGGGGTCATCATGCCCTCTTCGATTGCGCATCTTGTGATATTGATAAGATTACTAGTAAAGAAAACGTACACAATT